TATATTTCCACGAGGTATGTGATGGCAGTCTTCTCGGAAGAAACATTGAAGTTAAAACCTATACCTAACAAAGATCTAGTAAAGTCAGGTAAGATACTACATGGCGAGGAAGCTATACGTGCAGTAGAGCAGATGGAAGGCAGAACTCTGTCACCAGCTGAGCGTAGAGTAGTTATGTTGGAAGGTTTTGTACCAGTACCATACCTAGACAGCGTAGGTAATAAGACTATAGGCGTAGGGCAGACTGGTAAGTTCATGAGACAAACTTTCTCTGAATCTTTTAACAACCATGTTGATAAGATCAAGAAGAAGGTTAAGAAGTTTGACACATTACCAGACTTCTTACAGACTGAGCTTATCCAATCAGCTTATCGTGGCGGTATCTTGTTATCTCCTAAAACTTTAGGGTTAATCAACCAAGGTAATTTCTCTGACGCAGCTATAGAGTTTCTAGACAACGCTGAGTTCAGAAAGAAGTCTACTAAACCTGCTATTAAGAAGAGGATGTTAGCCTTATCTGATGCTTTAGCTGCTACCTCCACTGAAGACGATGAACTATCTGTAATACAGCGCCAGCTGCCACAGGCGGAGACTTCTCAACCTACCCCTGACGTTAGTACTGCTGAAACAAACACCTCTGAGACAGGCTCTCAGGCACCTTCTGAGCTAACTGCTGAAGAAGAAGCTTTCATCACAGATTATGTAGATAATATCAAAGGATCTGCACAAGAGGGTTTAGATAGAGCTGTTGCTGAAGAACAGAAACCTCAAGAACAGAGGTTAGCTGCTGCTGCACAAGAAGCAGAGGCTAAGTTTAAGTCTCTAACACCTGAAGAAGATGCGTTCATTAATAGTTTTCTAGAGCAAGAAGGTGAGGCTGGTATGGCTGAACGTTTAGCTGCGGAAGAAGAACAAGGAGCTGAAGATGCCAGACTCGATAACCTCTTTTAATGTAGACAAGGATGGGCGTAGGTTAGAAGATAAGATAAAGCTGGAGAAACTAGAGTTACAGACGCAGTATGAACTTAAGTATTTATCAACAGCTTTCGAAGATCTTAAGGTATACGTTAAAGATTCTTTAAGAAGGGAAGCAGATAGGTTTAATTCACTAGATCGTAAGGTAAATATGATTATTCTAGCTGTGATAGCGCAGATGGCAGGCGTAGATCTTACAGCTGTTATCGCTTTATTCAGAGGAATAGCTCTATGATAACAACAGGGTTGCTTACATTCTTTGTATCAACCATAGTAGGCGCTGTATTCAAGCTGATAGCTTCTAAGATGGCTGATAACAGAGCTATAAGGGAAGCTGAGCTGTCAGCTCTTAATGCTAATGCTAAGGTAGTAGATCAGGCAAGGCGTTACGAGAACAAAGGGTTTCAAATTACAAGAAGATTCATAGCTATATCAGCTACTCTATCTATACTTGTGCTACCCATAGTAGCTCCCTTTGTTTATACGCTGATGTATCCAGTAGATGTTATACAAGCTGGGTTGCAGCCTAGTATATGGTTTGGGTATGATGTAATCAAGGAAGGGTTCTGGCCATTCACCAGTGATAGCACTGTTACAGAATGGAAGGAGATGAAGGGGCTAGTAATAACCCCTGATCATTGGAATATAATGAACTCAATCATCGGAATGTATTTCGGTACTGCGATAGCGAAGAGGTAAAGGTTCTTCTTCATAGAAATCTACGAAGCGTCTGTTGTGATAAAATATTTCAGCAGACTTCGATGTCTCTACAGCTATCCTGCTGTTAACTTTCTTGTTAGTTATGCGAATGAGGTCTTCTACGCAACATTCATCTACGTAACCGCTAGTTCCTATGCGCCAAGCTTCTGCTTCGTATAGCACTTTACTGCCTTGTTCTTCTTTGGGAAAGAATATTCTTAGGTAACAGGTTACTCTGTAGAAAGGGTTGTCACGAACTTCCAATATCTCAGCACACTGCCAACTTCTTTTAACAATAGCATCAAACATATAAACTCCTTAGAGGTAGCCTTAGTGCTACCTTTTTTCGTTTAGTCCATACGAAACATATCGTCTTTCAGTCCGTATATACCAGCTTCTACTAGGTAGAGTAAGCTGTTGTTAGTGAAACCTGAGCTGCACAGTGTGTATGGAACTGAGTTTCCGTGTTCATCTTTCTTATAGCCGAATAGCACAGCTGCTTCTAGCTCTCTATCTTTAGCTGTGTCTAACATCTCCTCTACTGAGAAGTACCTACCACCTGACAGGTCTGTTATGTTACTCATAGTTTTCTCCAGTCGTAAAAAAGGGAGTACAGATTTCTCCATACTCCCTAGAATGCAGTTGTTTTATTATGCTTCTTCAACTGCTTCCTGCTTTTCAGTAGCAGGAGTACTGTCAGCTTCCGCAACACATTCCTCTGTCGATGCTTCTTCTGAAACCTCTTCCACTGTGTCCGTTGACTCAATAGCTTTCATTTTAGTTTCGCCTTGATCTTCAACATCGGAAGAGGGTGTCTCGTCAATTAGTGTTGTGATTGCTTCAGCACATTCCAACACTTCAAGAATTTTTGCATGTTCAGTTGCTAGTTGTTCATCACCTTTAATTGCTTTAATTAGGTGACGTAGTGCAGGGGCTCGGTCGTCCTCAGCTAACCGCTTAGGTAGCTCAGCCATCAGCGGTACATCGTCCGCAATCATAGCTGCGATAAAATCTTTAGTGTTCTGTTCGATGGTAGGTGTCATAATTATTACCTTAGGTTCATGTATACGTTATGTACTTTAGTTTCATCTACTCTGTCGTTAGCGTTATCCCATAAACCGTAAGGTTGTAGGATGTACTCACAAGCTTGCTTTACTTCACGCCATTCTGTATCAGAAATATGTGCGTCTTTGTTATTAGTTCTATAGAGATCAATCGCCTCCTTGATCTCTATCCAAACATCGGCTGATGAACTCGGCTTCTCGTTTGATGTCATGCCATTCTGGTTGTTGTAATCCATGATGCCATACCTTATACTTTTTAAAGATACCTGTAGCCTTTAGAAGTTCCCAATCTTGCTGGTCTTCTTTATACCACAGCACTGTGGCTAGGTCTAACTCTCTTTTCACTTCTTCAGGGTCGTAGTTAATCTTCACCTTCCACTCTCCAGTTACAGTTGTCTACTGTGTAAAAATCCCTAGCTTTTGCACAGCACTGAGCATCTTCGTATGTGTCAAACTTAGGAGAATCAACTGTCTCCCACACTGCTGTCCTGTCGTACCGCGACTTTCGTTGAAGACTTATCTTCTCGGACATACGTAAACTCTCCTGTTCTAGTGTAAGCTCTCCACAGTTCTCGTTGTGCTTTGATAGCTGTAGTCCTCATGTCGAACTTAAACTCTAGCTTCTTATCATGATGCTCTGTGCTTATGGTTACGAACATCTTGTACACACCACGATCTTCGCTGTACACCTCAGAGATATGCTGTACGTCTGATAAACTAAAAGCTTGGTGGCAATATACCACTCGGCTACGACTGAAATAATCTCCCACTTCTGGAGGTATCTGGAAGCAGGTGCTTTGTACTTCATCCAAAGAGTTCATCAGTTTCAAATCCTTTCTTCATACAGAAGTATCTAAAGTTATTTTTCTCAGCCCACTCAGCGTGAGTCTGCTTAGTGCCATCTTTCCTGCGCTGTGCGTGAGGCATAGGAGTGTCTGCTTTGTAGAAGATAAAAACTAACTCTTCTTTGCTTTTCGTTTTGCCTTTGGCTTCGATGGCTTCACGGACGTAGATGTATTTTCTACTTTCTGCACGATCTCTGAATCTTCCTTTGACTTCAAGAAGGACAGTACGTCCATTTTTAGTACGTTTAAAATCTGGTTCATAAGTGTGCGGAACATTGTAATCAATTTCATTTGGATGGAACTCCCAATCTTTTAGTTTATCTTTATGTAAGTCGTACTCGAATACGCTGTCGTATCCCTTAGGTGGTTTCGGTTTCGCTTTTCGATAGGTTCTTTTCTTTCTTCCTGTCATACTTAGTCTTATCCTTAGCAACCTGCATCTTATATTTAGGTTGCATCACCTGATGCTTTGCTGTTAATGTTTTCTTGGTAGGCACAGTGTAAATCCTCTAGTCTATCTTCTATCTCTCCTTGTGGGTAGAAGTCTCCGTCACTATTCCTAAGAATCCACAACAGCTGTGCGTTTTCTAGCATGGTGTTGTAGCCGTGGTAGCCAAACCTTTCACTGTACCTAGCATAACACTCAGCGAACATCTCTTGCTCAGTGCTGTAAGTATCTATTCGCTTGACACAGGCTGCTGCTTTGCCGACACCAAACAAACCAAGGATATTATCGGTAGAATCGCCAGTAAGAAGCTGCTTATAAAAAGATCTGATACCCATTTGATCATCGACAAACCACTTCCTCTCTTTCTGCTTACCACACTCCCAGCTGTAGTGCCATCCCGGGATCATGTCCATATCTTTGTCACGAGAACAGATGATTGTATCTGTTGGGAATTGTTTATGGCAAGCGCCATACTGTATGACTTCTAGCTCAGCAGTTTCTATCTCTGCTACTGCTTGTGTCTGTGCAATACCCATAGCATCATCAGCTTCGATACCGTACTGTACCTCAGCATCGTAGTTATCTATCAGGTGTTGGCGGATAGCTTCCCAATGAGGAGGTTTCTCTGTGTCACGGTGCCCTTTGTAGGGTAGGATAGTTGCAACTTGGTTCCTGAAATTTGCTTTGGAATCAGTGAGGTAGAAGTTAGAAGAGGTAGCTTCAACAGCTGTAAGTATTTGTTGTATTCTGTCATCAACAAGCTTCAATGTTATAGGGAGAGGAAGAAGACCACCTGTCTCTAGGTCTTCCATGTTACCGAATTCATACGGAAGTATGTCTGCATCAATCAGTGCTTTCACTAGGTTTCTCCTCGTAGTAGTACTTGTCAGCTGTGTATATACATATACCACACAAGCCTTCATCCCAATCGAATTGCTTAGCGCAGTTATCACAGTCTCTCTCAGCCCTACGAGCTGCGATCATAGCTACAGCTTCATCGTTAGACATCATGTCATACTCTCCTCTAACTTCTCCACCAGCTTATCTATCTCACCGGTGATAACTCTAAGCTTCTTGATGTAAGTCTTCTTATCTTCCTCAGTCTCAGAGTCTAGAGGGTGGATAGTAACCATTCTATTACAGTCGGAGAGCTTTACGTGCGCGTCGAACCAACCGTTTGATTCGCTGAAGTGTGTGTTGATAAAGGCTGTGTTCTGTGCCCCGCTGTTCAACCACACTCTCTTGTCGTATCTCTTTTTCTTCTTCTGCATTATGCTTCTTCCCAAAGATCTTATCATGATTGTCTCGATACTCTACAGTAGTCGCTCTAGCGTGTCCGTTGTCACCCCAACCTGATGGATAGCTACTCATAAACACCTCGCTCTTTTATCTCTGTATAAGAGATAGGCTTATACCCAGTATGTTCTACACAGACATTAAAGTACCTAGGATCTTCCTCTCCCTCGGAACCTTTAACCGTACTACCGTGCAGGTGTCCGTGTATATTCAACACCCTACCTCGTAGCTCTTGTTCGTGTATAGGACAGTGGCTTATCCAGTTATTTCTCTTAGAGAAAAGAGTCTTAACATCATCGTAGTAGGCTACTAGGTGTCTCATTGTTATCCCGTGCTCTAAGTCGTGGTTGCCGCAGACTAACAGCTTGTGCTTACAGTTTATAGAACTTATGCGCTCTAACCAAGACAAAGAGAAAGCTATGTCACCTAGTAAATATAAGGTATCTCTCTTCTCTACATTCGTAGCTAGGTTGTCGAAGATTATTTCATTGTGTTCTTCTGGAGAAGAGAACTGTGTTCTGTACTTGCATATATTATTGTGACCTAGATGTAAGTCTGATGTGAACAGAAGCCTACTCATGCTACGCCTCCATATAATTACGCTTCATGCCTTTGACAATAGCCTTGATACAGAAGTCGTCTAGTTTATACTGCTGCCCTACTACTTGACCTGTAGCATACTCTGCTTCTGTGAACAATGCTTTAGCTTGCTTACGTAATTGTTTAACTACTTTGTTTCTCATATAAATCTCCAAGTCTTTACTCTTTAGAGTATGTACTACTCTTGTAACCCTCTGCCGCATATTATTTACAAGGTTTCTGCGACTACATGTAAGGGAAATCTTCTAACCTATTGACTAGTCTGCCGGATCGAAGATAGTAGCACATACTCTAAAAAATAAAGTGGCAGGTTTTGAGGTGCGTGCCTGCCGTCACACTAAACTGCTCCGCTAACCTCACGAGCAGCCTGTCTCCTTTTTAGAACGGGATGTCGTCGTCGAAGTCGTCAGTGTCAGATGTAGTCTGAACTACATTACCTTCCATCTTAGCTAACATCTCAGCTGCATCATCAGCTTTCTTTATATGTTCTTGTCGAGGCTCAGATAACTTATCCCAAATTTCTTTGTCTGGCTTATCAAACTCAAACATGAACACATCACAGTCACACTCAGGTATAACCATACCCTTCATAGGCTTACTTACATTCTTAATGTCAGCAAACTGAGAACCATCAGGCTTAGGGTCAGTGTGTTTAATCTCAATGATACATGGTGCGTTTAGCATCTGCTTCATGTGGGTAGCGTCAGACTTCATAGCATTGACATACTTCATCAGCGTACCGTCAGGGTTAGATGTTTGGTTGATGCCGAACTTACTAGTCCACATCATACGCTGCTTCTCTACACCATCTACTACGATTGGGTCTAGGTCTGGTACGGTAAAGCCTAACACTACCTTCTTCTTTGATCCAAACTTGTCTGTCTGTGTACCGATCTCAATAACTCTAGCCAATCGTGCGGAGTAAGACCCCTCTTCTGGCAATTCATATTCGTTCTTGGTCACTTCTTGTGGGTTAAAGCTCATTGTCCTGCCTCTTTATCTGCTAAGTTAATACTTACCGCTGCCCATTTCGCTTTTGAAGTGTGGTTCTGGCCTTGGTTATTTTCGTCAAGGAAGTTTACAAGAGCGTATAACTTCTCAATCTCTCCCTTGCTTAAGGTAAGGGTGACAGGTTGCTTATGCTCGTAGTCTACGAGCTTAGTTACTTCTAAGTCGCCGTACTTAGATCGCACTGTAAGACCGCGCAGCTCTGTGTACCCTTGGTCTAGTTTGTCTTTTAAAACTTCTGCTTCTCTGTTAGTGTCTTCTCTCATGACATCAGTTCCTGCTGCTGTTGTTTCTGATAACAGTTTATCTGCTGTGTACATTACCTTACCCCCTAGTGTGTGTCGTACCATGTGTTGCCTATCTCTGCCTCTCCCTTTATAGGACACTTAGATCTAATAAAGGTTCCCGCTTTAATTATACTATCTTCTAAGATGTAAGCTACTCTGTTAGCATGTTCCTCTAGGACATGGAACTGGAATTCATCGTGCTGCATAGTAACTATCTGAGCGTCTAGCTTTTGTTTCTTGATAGCATCATAAGCAAAGCATAGAGCTACCTTCATTAAGAATTGTTCATAGTCCTGTAGTAAGTATACTAACAACATATGTTCTGAGTCAGCGTATATCTTATTACCTGCTATCCCTAGTATATAACCGTTCTTCTTCCAGAACTTAGACAGTTCTTTAAGTAACTTGGTTAATGCTGGTAAACCTTTCTCAAACTTCTTACGTATATCAGCTGCTACATCTTCGCTCACGCCAAGCTGAGAAGCCGTCTTAGCAACGCCTGCTCCGAATAGGTATCCATAGAATACGCCCTTCGCATGTTGCCTACTGACCCCTGCTCTGGCTCCATTAAGGGAATGAATATCAGTGCCATCTTTCTTCTTACCATATTGGAGGGCATGTATAAACTCCGCATCATCTAGGTAGTGTGCTAGTCCTCGCACCTGACACTGGTCAGCATCAGCACCTACTATCTTATACCCTTTCTCAGCACAGAATACCTTACGCATAGGCTTCCATAAGAAGTGAGTCTTGTGCCCGTCGTAAGATTCCTTCCCGGGATTAGGTATGTTAGCTATTTGAGAGTGAGTCATGCGCCTAGTGGCAGCACCTATAGGATTAACCTTAGAGGCTAGTCTACCGTCTTCCCTAACGTTACGAAGGAAACCTTGCAGCTGTGAACGCTTATGCTGTGCCTTCTTACGATAACCTATCAGCTTAGCTACTGGCCCTAGTGTTTCTAGATCATCAAGAGATTCGTCAGTTATCTTAGGAGAAGTTTTAATACGTTCTCCGAAAGCATTACGTACTTCTCTTCCGTTGACTTTCTTATAGTTCCACTCTCTAGGCTCCCATCCATTCTTAAGCAACCATTCTTTTACTTGCTTATCAGACCCAAGATTGATTGGTTCGTACTCTAATCTGGTGAAAGACCCAACAACTGTTAAATC